GTTGATGACAGGTGGTAATCCATTTGCACCAGGCGAATAATCGCCATTCATAGGGGGTCTTTTGACCCTCTTTTTTAGTCTTTATTTTTAATTATGGATCAAGAACAGACGAAACAATTACTTTCTTATTTGGAAAGAATATCTAGTGCTTTAGAGCGTATAGATGATCAATTACCTACTACAGGTGTAACCACAGATGTTGATGTTACTGGTATAGGTAGTTTGGTAGAGCAATTAGATTATTTAGGTAATCTTCATGGTGTAGTTGCGGAATTAGAAAAAGTTAATAGTAAGTTAGAAGGTATTGAGAGTAATCTTGGTTTTGGTTTGTTAGATATTGAAAATGACCTTGATCCTAATTATGGTTTTTTAAGGCATATATCAGACTCCTTATCAATAGACAGAGAGGGTTCTACTTTTCCACCAGAAAAACCACCATATAATGTACTGACAGAAATATCTGATACATTGAAAACTATTGCGAAAAACTGGGAATAAGGTATATTAAAAATGGGAACGTATATCTACGAACCACTAATGGGATCATTACAGAAACATGGAGCGTTAGCAGGATTAAGACGCTGGACATTGGAGCGTGATGATTCAGGCACTATATATCCACATAGAATATATAAAGACGGAAAGCAAAATATATACCATTCAGTTACCCATATTTTAAAAGAAACCGCACCCCAGGAACAAAAAGATGCTTTGGAACGATGGATTGAGAGGAAGGGATCAGCAGATGAGAGAGATATGGCTTGCGAGAGGGGGAGACTTGCTCACGCTCATGCAGAATACTTACTTAAAACTGGAGCGAAACTTGCTAGACACAATGCAAACAAACGAGGTATTTGGCGAACAGGACAAGATGACTTGGATCGCTGTCCCTCAAAAGTCACGCAATGGGCATTATCAAAAGCAGCCGAAACCGCACCTCGTGTTAGCTGGAGTGCGTCAGGCTACGCAAGAGGTTTACGATCATTCATATTGGAACGTGTAACGGCCATTCATAGCATAGAATTTAGTGTTTATGACAAAGATTATGGATTTGCTGGAACGGCTGACGCTTTAATAGATATTGATGGAAAGTTAACGATATGTGATTGGAAGACCTCTAAAGAGGTTAGATCTGATGAGATGTTATTAAATTATTGTCATCAACTTGGAGCATATAACTATGCACTAAGAAAACTTACTGGTATTGAATGTACCCAAGCTTTAGTTTGTATTGCTCGTAGAAGTGGAAAACCGCAGCTAAAACTATTGGATAGTCTCAATCTACGGTCTAGTGAAATATGTTTTATGGAACGTTGTATGAAGTTTCAGGAACAGATAAAAGAGTTAGCAGTCGTTTAAATCATCATCATAATCTCCTGGTTCGGGTAGTTCATCAAATTTTTTTCTTACTGCTGCTTCAATAGATTCTGTATCTAAATCAGATTCTTTAATATCCTTAAAGCCTAATTTTTCTAATCTATCAAGAGATTCTTGTACTTCTTCTTCATAAAGTCTTTCATATATATCATCATTATCTGATGAGGGATATATACCCGCATCTTCTAAATCCTGGATCGCATTATCTTCCATTTGACTATCAAGTGCTGATTGATGATTTTGCATAAAATAATCAGTCATTTTTTTAACCTCTTTTTGTTAGTGATATATAAATTGGCATATTTAACAGCCAATTCAGTTTCTTGGTTTGTTTCAGCCCATTTCATAGCTTTATATATAGTGTCTAGGGCTTTAAGTTCAAAACACTTTTTTGGATCGTCTTGTTTATCTTCTTCCCATTCATACTGATCTAATGCTTTTTTGGCATATCTGTAGGCAGTAGATTCTGGAATGTTAGATTCAATTAATGTTTTTACAACATCATTTTTATCTAAATCCTTACGAAATAAATTTAAAGCTAAATCTATTGCTTCTTTTCTATCCATTTTTAATCCATTTACCCCCATAGCTATATATATAGCTCTCATCTATATATTTAATTTTGGAATGTTCTATATTTAACTGGTTAGTTAATACAAATTTCCTAAGAAAGTTTTTTACTTTTTCATAAGTTTCTACACTAATACTTTCATAATTCCATCTACTACCATTAAGGCATAATCCTTTATTACTGGAATTAATAACAGTATCTATATAGTAGGAATGAGCATAATAGGGGTTTTTTACGTTAGTAAAATGAAAAACAACAACATATAAATGTGTTTTATTATCTACCCATTCCTGGGGTGTTGTATCTGAATGAGGTGCATCTTTGATATATATATCAAGAGTATCATTCTGTTCAGTTTTTTCTTTTAAGACTTCATTAATTAGTTTCATAGCTAACATTAATTTGATAATAAAATTTTTCTACAGATTTAAGTTTTTTAAGTTTAAAAAGTGTATCTCTCAAAATATCTTCAACGATAATTGAATCATTCTCAGATATATTTTGATTAATATTTAAAACGTGTTTCATTTTTGGCATGATATTAAAAACGATATTGAAAAATATATGTGCAAAAATCCCCAGGCAATAACCCAGGGATAAAAGGCTTTTCAAAATGTATGTCATCTTTCACATCTATACATTCGCCTTTAATGCCTAATGATTTTAAAGTTCCCTCGACTGTAATTTTTTCGTATAAATCAAGTGAAGAATCATCATTATTAGCTAAATAAGATGCCCAATATATGGGTAGTCTTATTGAAGTTTCAATTACTCTCTTATTCATATTGAGTAACCTATTATATTTTGACCAAACAAATCGTTATTGTTTAGTTTTACATTTTCTTCTTTTCTTTTTTGTAGCTCATAAATCCTTTTTATTGGATTGACTTGCCTATAAGAAAAATAGTTATCTTTGTTATCCTGGGGTAGAATTATTCCTAATCCTGGATCGGTTTGAGATAAGAATAAATGAATTTTAGTATCTTGAGTATCAGGTCTAAAATAATTATTCCAGATATATATGCCTAGATCATTAAAGATATTTAGAGGCATTGATACAAATTTATTGTTTATGTGACATTCATAAACAGTTCTAGTTCCTGAATGATCTACCGCTTTAAAAACAATTAGATCACATTTTTTACCTTTTTTAATAGCACTGTCAAAGTGTACTTTATTGAAGATGTTGTATCTGGTGATCCAATTTTCATGAATCCTACAATCATCTTCGCACATAGTTCCTGATCCAATAATCAGTACTTGAGGTGAGAGATTCTCAGTTTTTTTCATTTTTGGTTAGTTGAATTACTATTACCATTACTATATTACTTTAGTATTTTCATTTTTGCAAAGAAAAAAATTTTCATTTTCATATTTCGGCCTTTAATTGCCCTTTAATAGAACTTACGTTAAGTTGAAAATATCGTTTATTTTTTGCAAAAAATGACTAAAATCCTCAATAAATTCAGTAATAGCAATAGAATCACTATATCATTTAGTACAAATGAACTACTATTTATTCTAACTTCATTATTAAAATTAATAAGGTTAGATAAAAGTAATATTAAATATAATTTTAGAATTTACAAGATAATTGATAAAATTATGTTGACAATAAATAAAATCTAATGTTACACTTTAGTAGGGAAAAACATTTTTCAAACCCTACTAAAAAAAATCATGTCAAATCCTATCGCTTCACCCTATGCAGATTTTATCCAGGAACAAAAAAAGCAAAAGTATTTAAAAAATATGGATTGTTTAATGGTTTCTAATTATCATGTAAAATATTATGAGATTATAATTGAACTTCAAAAATCAATTATTAATACTCTACATAAAAATAATAATAAAATATTAAATAAGAATATTTTAGAAAAAATAAATGATGATATTAATAAAGTTTTACCATATTCTGAATATGGTTTTAAGGCATATCATAAGAAACCTAATAATATTTGGGATAAAAATAAAATTTATATTTATAGTCATAAATCAAATGATTTTAAAATAGATGAATTTATTGCTGATGTTATTATTTCAGAAAGTGCAAAAGAAAGAAAAACAGAAACATTATTAAAATCTGAAAAAATAAATTATGATATTATACATAATTTAAATGTAAGAACTTTTGCAAGTAATATTCAGGAAAAACAAAAATGGGAAAAAATAAAAGCTAGTTCTTATGATATACAATATAGAATAGATCAAATTAATAATCTTAAAAAAGAATTAGATAATTTTGTAAAATTATTTGATGATAGCGAGGGATATAAACATACAAATTATAGTGTTATGGAATTAATAAAAGATCATCCAAAACATAGTGATAATATGAAAAGTTGGTTGAGAAAACAAAATGAATATCTTATTAGTTATGAACAATTTAGAAAAGAGAATAAGTAAGTTAAATTAAATATTAAGTATTGTTACAGTAAGACTACTATACTACACTAGTAGTCTTTTTTATTTGGTAAAATTAAAAGTAAGGAGACAAAATTTAGTCTCTACTATAAAAAACATTATGAAAGTATTTCTACTACTTCTTGCTACTTCTATCCTTGGGTGGCAATATCTAACAGTTACTTCTACATTAAAAAGTAGAATCCAGGAAAGAACTAATCAAATTGATTATGTAATTAATGAATACTTGGGAGAAATCTAACTATGGATATCTTACAAGAATACATTATGTTCGATGAACAAAAAGACGTAGACAAGTTTTTTGACATCGCAAAATCAAAAGATTTAAATTTTGCTAATAACATACATGACTATATGTTTATGTATAGATCAAAAAATGAATTGTATTTCAAAAATAGAAATACAAAAAAATATTTAACTTTTTCTTATTAATTAATTAATTATGGATTCTGAAATTTTAAAATGGATAGAGAAAGCACCAAAAAGTATTTCTTTATCAGGAAGTAAAACAAGTTTTTACAATGGAGAAAAACAATTAAAATTATTTTTTAAATTACAAGAAAAATAATTATGTTTATTATTGATTCTCTATTAGTTGTTAGTTCAGTTATTTTAATTGCTGAATTGAATGATAAAGTTACTATCTATTTAAAAAATAGAAAGTATTAAACAAAATTAAAAATTAAATTAATCCTATTGTAAAAGATAGGATTTTTTTTTTATGCAAAAAATTATTATTAGAAATTAGTTTTTATTGTTTGGATTTTTTCTTTTCTTTCTTGTTGTCTTGTAAATTATTAATCTTTCTTCCTTACTGGTACGGTTGGCAACTTCCCAATAGTTCCCACGCAAAAATAATAAATTGATGTAAGAAAAATTTTAGATAAAAAAAAATTATGTGTATTGGGTTTTTCTTCCCGATCTCCCAGGCTTCCCCGATCTCCCACCCGATGTGACGAGGTGAGGGGTGGTGTAGCAAAACTGTGTCAAATATGTGATAGAGCCCTGAACCTACTGATAAATCTAAAAATTATTTGCCTCTACATTATTTATTATAGTACTATACTACAATAGTGTCAACTATCTTTTTGATCTTCTATTCGTATAGAGAGTTCTGGGGCATTTATGTTTACAGTCTCCACGCTCTCCCCTACTACTTTACCTAATGAGTCTAATATCTGAGCAGCAGTTTGGAACTGACCTTTTTTGCAAGCCTTATCAAAAAGTCTAACCCTCATAGCCTGTAGTCTAGCGATCATATTTTCTCTATCCTTTTGCCAATCCTCTTCATTCCACTTTGTCACTTCCTTCCAATCATTCCAAGCAGTTTTCACACAAACCCCTTCTCTGGAAGAATGTTCTAAAACAAGATGTCTTGCTGGCAAACCTTCCAACTGCCTCCTGTATAACCTTTGCCTTCTCTGCTCTATAACCATATCTGGCGATCTACCAGGATTTCTTTTCTTTGGAACGGATCTATCGTCAAAATTCTGTAGGATTGCTTCTGTCACGGACTGAAACTTATGTTATTAATTGAATAATAACCTTAAAATAGCAAATTAGTCGATAAAAACTACAAAATAAATTAAAATTAGGGTTATTTTGTACTACATGAGTGTAAAAACACGAGAAAACTTAACATTGAGATGGGCCCAGGGGGAGGTGTTCAACGCAAAAAACAGATTTAGGGTATTGGTGGCTGGCAGAAGATTTGGAAAATCCTATTTATCCTGTATTGAACTTGTAAACGCTGCGATTAAAAGACCAGGCGAAACATATTTCTACTGTGCCCCTACATATCGCATGGCAAAAGACATTGCTTGGAAGGAATTAAAGAAACTCGTGCCAAGAGAGTGGATTCAATCAAAAAATGAAACAGATTTAAAAATTGAACTGATAAATGGTTCACTTATCGAACTAAAGGGAACAGAAAACGCAACCACGTTAAGAGGTCGAAGTTTAGCTGGTGTTGTTTTAGATGAGGCAGCATTTATGGATTCTGATGTGTGGTTCCAAGTTATCCGACCAGCATTAGCAGATAAACAAGGGTGGGCATTATTCATTTCAACACCTGATGGCACGGCAAGCTGGTTTTACGATTTATGGTGTTACGTTCCAGAAGATGTAAGTGGTGATTGGAAAAGATGGAGTTTTACCACGATAGACGGGGGCAACGTTCCAGCAGAGGAGGTTGAAGCAGCGAAGGCCCAACTAGATAAAAGAACATTTAAGCAGGAATTTGAGGCAAGTTTCGAGAATCTTACGGGATTGGTAGCTGTCAGTTTCAGCGATGACAATATTAGTGCTGAAGTCCAGGATTTACAGATGTTGCCATTAATTTTGGGATTGGATTTTAACGTTGACCCCATGGCGGGAATTTGTGCGGTAAAGCATAACGACTGTCTTTATGTATTTGACGAAATCATGTTGACGGGTGGAGCTACAACTTGGGATTTTGCGGAGGAGGTTATTAGAAGGTATGGGGTAGATAGGCGAATTATTGCTTGTCCAGACCCCACTGGTAGTGCGAGAAAAACGAGTGGAGTTGGAGTTACGGATCATAATATTTTGAGGAGGAGTGGGTTTACAGTTATGAGTCCAAAATCTCCCTGGAAAATAAGGGATAAAATTACTTCTATAAATACAGCTTTGTATGATGCAAACGGAGATCGCAGAACATTTATCCACCCACGTTGTAAAGAATTAATAAAGGCATTGCGAACTTTGACATATGCACCAAATACTGGTTTACCTAATAAGAATTTAGGTGTAGATCATGCTTTTGACGCTTTTGGTTATCTTTGTCTACAGCAATTTAACCTTGCCAAACCAGAGACACTCGGCCAAACTTCGTTTAGAATATATTAAGAGTTACCTAATTCTTACTATGCCCTACCACACAGGTATGAAAAAAAAGAAAAAGAAGAAGAAGGGAGGTAAAAAGAGAAGTGAATGTTCCTGTAAATAAAGCGTTATACTCTAGGGTAAAAGCGGAAGCTAAACGTAAATTCAAGGTTTATCCGTCTGCTTACGCTAACGCATGGCTTGTACGAGAGTACAAAAAACGTGGTGGTACTTACCGAGTGGAGAAAAAACGTGGCAAGAAGTAGTGGTGGTCTTACCCGTTGGTTTAAAGAAAACTGGGTAGATGTCAAAACTGGCAAACCTTGTGGCCGAAAAAAAGGTGAAAAAAGAGGCTATCCAGCTTGTAGACCTAAAAATCGTGTATCAAGTAAGACACCTAAGACTGTTGGAGAAATGACCGCAGCAGAAAAAGCGAGATTTAAACGTGAAAAGACGAGTAGCAAGAAGATAAGTTATCAACATAGACGTAAAAAGAAGAAAAAATAACTGTAAAAGTTGCAGTTTCACGGTAATATAGTCGTATAAGTAAAATTTTATTGAAATCATGGCATTTTTTCGTGGTGAAGAAGGCTCTGTTGCATTTGATAACGGATCTGGATCAGTTGGAGCAGTAGCTTCTACAACAGCTTGGACATTAGATACCACAAAGGATACGCTGGAGACTACTGCTCATGGAGATACATCAAGAAGTTTTGTAGGTAGTTTAATTTCTGGATCTGGTACAGTTGATCTTCTCTATACAGCAACATCTGGTGACAATACTGCTGAAATTATTAGTGATGTTTTAACTGCTGAAGATGCTGGCGATGCTTCATTTAATTTATTTTTAGATACATCTGGAGCTAAAAAACTTAGTTTTAACGGAATTATTACAGGAACTTCACTTGCTTCCACTGTTGGTGAAATTTCTACAGTATCAGTAAGTTTTATAACAACTGGTGCTATCACTTCTGCTCTCTAATGCCTAAGAAATCTTATTCAGCAAAGCAACGTAAACTCGCTGCTGTTGCCCCACCACGGGATAAGATTACTGCTGCGGATCTTAAAAAGCTACGTTCCAAGAAAAAGAGGAAGAAAAAATGAAAGCTAAAAAAGAACTTACAACCAGGCAAAAGACTGCTTTAGCAAATCATAAGAAGAAGGGTACTCATACTGCAAAACACATGAGGATAATGGAGGAAGAGATGTTAAAGGGTAAAACATTTATGGAAGCC